ATGAGCGCGTGGCTCAAATTCGGATTGACAAACACACTTGCCTATAATACTGTGTCGAAGGGAGTGCACAAACTGATTGATCTTGAGATTTTAGAGCCGACGAAAAATGTGTCGCGGAACCGGGTGTTTGGATACGAAGAATACTTGAAGATTCTGCGTAAAGGCACGTAGATGCGGATGGTTGCTTGGTACCCGACAAACTCTATTAGAGCTTATCGGGGCTATGTATTCTTGTCGATACTTAAATTTCAGGAATATCTTTATAAAGAGATGATTTTCCAAGGTATTTTATAGAGTGGACTCCACAGTATGTGTCAACAGTCTTGTCAAACCAATCTGGAGCGAAGGGTGACAACATAACGCTTTTAATAAATTGCGGAATATGTGCAAAACTAATTGCTTTTGTTGGTTCTTGAAAAAAAGTATACTGCATCCGATTATTTATGTCATTAAGCGATTCTTCTATAGACATATTTTTGTATAGAGAATGCGCAATATTCTTCTTGCTGCTACCATCCGATGATTGTATAGCCATAAGCATTGTAATGGCTTGTTGTTCTAAATCTTTTGCATCTTTAAACCTATACTGATGCAACAAGCGTATCTCTTTTTCATGTGCAAAAGCTTTTCGCTTAACGCAAAAAATTTGCTTATAATCGAATCTTTCTGTCAGCTTGAAAAAGTTATCTAAGTAATGCACCTTCTCCATTATTACATTATCGAGACGCTTCAAATCTGCAGTATTGATAGACACTCTGACAGCAAATCCATCATGATAATATATGCGCCAAAGAGCATCGCTTTCTTTTAAAGCAGTCCAACACTGTGCGTATAGCTTTCTTTTACGAATTTCATGTGTTGTATATTCGAGCAAACGAGCAAGGCCTGCATCTTCGAGTTGAAGCAGTTTTTCATGAATCCATATATCGACCGGCTCTAATTCTCGAGGATCTTCCCATGATGTCGGATTTGCGAATACCAATGATTTAGTTTGTACTAAGTCAACAAAGGACTCAAAACTCATAAATCGATATATTTGTGACATATCATTCCTCTAGCTAAATGAGAGATTGCATCGATAGTTAGCCTTGTAGCTTTACGGTTATTATATCACAAGCCGGAACAGGATCAGTGAATTTTGATATCGACAGGCTCAGCTCCATTCTGCCGAGAGGGTGCGGGAAATAGTCTTGTACGCTTTTTATTTCTACGATACAATGATTTCAGTAAATATTTTCCTCGAAGAAGTTGCTGGCCTGTATTTACCGGAGGCAAGATGAGAACAAGTAGCCAGGTAGACGGGCACATGAATACGCTTATCGATAGTTTGAAACTATAGGTGTATATGGCGCATAATGTTGTCAGAGGTATAGCGATTATATGGAATTTAGAGAGAATTGAGAAATCTAGGCGTGGTTGGATTTCATAAAGCAGAGGAATTAGGAGTGATGTCGCTCAAAGAAAGGATTAAAATGCCCATCAATTCAGCAGATTTAGGATTCGAAAAGAAAATATGGGAAGCCGCCGATAAGCTTCGAGGCAACATGGATGCCTCTGAATACAAGCACGTGGTACTCGGCCTAATCTTTTTAAAATACATTTCGGATAGCTTCGAAGAAAAATACGAAGAGCTCAAAGAAGAAGGGGTAGGCTTCGAAGAAGAGAAGGACGAATACGTTGCAGACAATATTTTCTACGTTCCCGAGAAGGCGAGATGGGACCATATATCTAAGCACTCCCTTACCCCGGAAATCGGGCAAATTATCGACCAAGCAATGGTCGAGCTAGAGAGCGCAAACAGTCGACTCAAGGGTATCCTTCCCAAAAATTTCGCTAGACCGGAATTGGATAAGAGGCGGCTTGGAGAGGTCGTTGACATCTTCACAAACATTTCCATGGTCGACTACAAAGATAAGAAAGATGTGTTGGGAAGAACGTACGAATACTGTCTTGCCATGTTTGCAGAGCAGGAAGGTAGAAGAGCGGGTGAATTCTATACTCCATCCTCGATTGTCAGAACGCTGGTAGAAATATTAGAACCCTACAACGGCAGGGTTTATGATATAATCACTACGAAAATGATACAATTTAATTACCCTATTTTGAAGGCTTCCTAAGGGGGTGAAGGTTCAAAAAAGGGGGTTTAGCTTTTGACCGGGATTGCCGGTTATTTTTATATAGGCCGGATTAGTTAATGGTAGTATTGATATGGTTGGTATGCAATTCAATTAAGAAAAGAGGAGTTGTATGAATCAGATCACAGAAGTGACCCGAAGAGATATAATTGACATTCTGGTTAATGGGTTTACCCATACAGTGTTTGTGGATAAACCGCATCCAGATTTTTTCAATTATATAGAATCCGAAGATTATGATGTAAAAATAGATTATTGGGGTAGGCTTGATGAAATAACTTTTTTGAAGAGACTCTATCCGCTCAATCAATTACCTTCATTCGACAGCCGTTTCAAAGATGCAGAAGGTGATATATGGCAACATACAGTTAACAATGATGATTATGGATTGGGTTGGGTTTTTGATGATGACAGATTTCATTTATCATCAGGCAATGACGATAAATATCTTTTAGATTTCCTTTGTGAAATACTCCATCCGGCTGTTCGGGACGATAAGAAAAATTGGAGGGCTTTACTTGAGATATTAAACGAGTTGCTGCAACCAGATGGATATAGTATTAATCCGGTGGCGAATATATCTGGTCGAGATATATACGGCTGGAAAAATCTCAGGATTGGAGAAAAAGTTGTAACCGGACAAATAGATAATATTAAGAATGCATTTAACAGCGACTATGTTACTGTACAAGTTGATTTAATGTATAGCTTGATTCACATAGCCCCAAATTCCGCTATTGGCAAGGCCAAAGAGCTAATCGAAATATGCTGCAAAACTATTTTAGACGAACAGAACATACAATATGATTCAGGCTTGGATTTAATCCAACTAATGAAGGTAGCTTGTGAAAGCATTGGGTTGAGTCCTAAAAAATTAAAAGACGGGGTTACGGGTCAAAGCATTGCCGCTCGTATTTTGGGAAATCTAGGGAATATAGCACAAGGGATGGCTGAGTTAAGAAATTTGTATGGCGATGGTCATGGTAAAAATAAAAGCTTTCAGCCTCTTCCACCACGATATGCGCACTTGGCAGTAGGTTCATCTGTAGCGGCTGTTCATTTTATGTGGGATACATATCAAGAACGCATAGGAATCAGTGAGGTGTGAAAATGTCTAAGTTTCAATATTCGGTGTTTGTCAAGCTAGTTGTCGCATTAATACTTCTTTTCATACTGGATATCACCGATTTGCCATTGACATTGAGCCTCTGCCAACATGGGTGTGGCCTTTAGAAGCGGCCTAACAGATTAGGCCTTGCCTTTTTGCCTAGGCTAACATGTCGGCTTCTCAATGTAAATGGTTCGCAAGCCAAATCTCTTATGCGTGATTCTGTTGTTCCCTGATAACAAAATTAAGCTCTTTTTCTCGTATTGGATTTAAGGCAACTACATTAGGTAATGTCCAATTTCTGATGTCACTTGACCATCTAGATGGGTTCTTGGCTCTAGCTTCTTCGTAGACTTTTTTGCGATTTTCTATGATCTTTTTATCTAGTCCATAGTGCCTTTGATGAGGAGTTATAAAATTTATTCCACTGTGCAGATGGGTTAAGTTGTACCACTTTACAAACTCTTGAACCCATTGCCTTGCCTCCTCGAGGCTTGAAAAGCCAGTAAAAGGATATTTAGGGCAATACTTCATTGTCTTAAAGAGTGACTCAGAGTACGGATTGTCATTACTAACTCTAGGCCTTGAGAAGGAGCTTTGAACTCCTAGCTTTTCTAAGGTAGCTAAGAATGTTGCAGCCTTCATCGGACTGCCATTATCAGAGTGGAGAACTAACGGCCTGCCTTGGATTCCTTGGGCTAGAACTGCCTTCTTAATCAGGTGTTCAGCATGTTCAGCCTTTTCAGTTTCCCATACTTCGTAACCCACTATATACCTGCTAAATATATCTACTATCATGTATAGTTTGAAATATTGTCCTTTAATAGCAGCATCTAGCCAAGTAATATCCCATGTCCATATTTGATTAGGTCCAATTGCTGTATGAGAAGGCGGTTCTCTCTTTACAGGCTCTTTGCTACGGTTCCTATGAGCATCCATCTTCTCTTCTTTTAAGATGCGATAGAAGGTTGATTCGGATGCGACATACTCACCTTCATCAGCCAGACTGGGTACAATCTTGCAAGGTGGCAAATCAGCAAATTTAGGGCTATTAGCTACTTCAAGAACCTTCTCACGTTCTTCTTTCGTTAGTTTGTTTTTAGGAGTAGGTCGCTCGGCTAAAGGCCTTTGATCTTCTCTGACGCCATCGTCACTAGTCCATCTTTGGTAGGTGCGATCACTAATACCTAGCACCTCACAAGCCGGCTTAAGCCTGGCACCGGCCGCCCTTGCTTCATCAATCAGCTCTACTGCTTTTTCGCGATCTGAGGTGCTGATTAGTCTTCCTCCGGGTCCCCCCAGATCGCTTGGGCTTTTTTTCGAAGCACCAGTAACGCAGCAGTTTCTGCTAATGCCTTCTCTTTCCTGGAAAGTTCCTTTTCAAGATTTTTCGTCTTCTCTTTCTCATCCTTGAGATCTTGTTCCAGTTTTTGAGGATCTTTAGATTTTGTTGCGTTTGCTCTTAAGCACTGCTCTCGCCAAGCTTTGACATCTTCTACAAGCAAGCCTTTCCTACGGCAATAGGCTGCTAACTCCTCTTCTGTTAGGGTAGAGGTTTCTAGTACTATATGAAATTTATCCTCGGAAGTCCACCTTTTAGTAGATTTCGGAGTATATGGATTGTTATCTTTAGCTCTGAGCCATGCATATATGGTACCCCTGGTAACACCTAGCTCTTCTGATAAGCTTGTTACAGTATCACTTGTTGGTGGCTCTAGTCTTTTAAGAACCAACTCTTTAAATTCGGATGTATAACGTCTCTTTCTTTTCTGGGTCTTGGACATATTGATTCTCCTTAGGCGTTATCGTATTTCTATTATACACTATTCTTCTATACGACAACTATCCTAACATATAGGGTATTACTCAACTAAACAACTTGTAAAATTCTTTTTGGAACAAGGGAAAGAGGGCGAATGCTGGGACTTCAAGCAGGAGTGGCATGATGATATGTCCAACTTGATTAAAGACATTATTTGCTTAGCTAATACTGTGCATGATGAAAATTGCTATATAATCTTTGGTGTCTCAGATGATCTGAGAATTGTGGGTATGCAAAAGCCCCGCAGAAAACAAGCTGATATTATTGATGCAATTTCAAACTTACATTTCGCAGGCGATAATTATCCCAAAATTTCAATAGAGACAATCAAATATAATGGCATCGAGCTCGATGTGTTAATTATAAATGACACCGATAGAACCCCAATATTTCTAAAAAAGCAATATGGAAAAATGCGTGAAGGCTGTATATACTTACGCATCGGGGATAAAAACACACCTGACAATAGTAATGCGGATGTTTGTGACATAGAAAATCTTTGGAGAAAAAGATTAGGTCTAACAAAAGCACCGTTGGATTATATTTATGACCGCATGAAAAACAAACTCGAATGGACGGACAAAGAATATAGTTTTTACAACATCTTTAAACCGGAATATACTATTGAAATTGTATCTGAAGAGGATGACAGAGAAAAAGACGAATTTTATTCTTTTGCCATGACGAACGAGAGCACATCATTTAATATTCTAAATATAAAATATCAACAGACTATTCTTGAAAGCTTCCAATTAGTAGTGTTGGACAGTGGGCGTCTCCAAATACCTGTCCCAGAATGGGGATTTATCTGCCATGATGAATATGGAGTGCACAACAAATACAGTTATAAATTTTACGTGTTGGAAAGTAAGCGATTCCGGGTATTGACTTTCTTATATGATCAAGAAAATAGCGATGAGCAGTATGCTTTTGATAACCTAAAAGATGTAGTTTTATTTTACCAGTCAGATGATGAGCGAGTAGCCTTTGAAGTATACATAGAGGAACATCAAGAATTAGTAGATCATCAATTAAAAACCATTGACCGATATAATCATATAAGGGCAGGAAATCAAAAGAAAACTGATGTATATAAAGAACGGTTACGTGTTGGCGTGGCTTTGAATAACTTGCTACGCGAATGGCGAAAGAGAACGCTTAGGTAGGTGAAAAATGAATCCATTAAAACATATAAGGATTTTTGGTAGTGAGTTCTGCCCTTGCGGTAGTGGTATTAAATATCAAGATTGTTGTAAAAACAAGGTAGTAGTACCGTCTCAATCATCCAGGAAACCGGCAGAAGTTCAAATCATGGAGATGATGCGAAAATCAATAAAAAGATGCTGTATGCATCCAGATCAATCCCGTTGTAAGGGTAAAATTAAAGAAGCTCATGCTTTGCAAAACAATAAAATTATCTCTTTGCTTGCAGGAAGTGAGCGCCATGTATATATGATGAATGCAAAGAAAAAGCCCTTGCTTATTCCAATGGAAAAAGGAGAGCCTACTATTATTGTTCAAATGAGTAAAACCAGTGCTAATGATGCAACGACCGAGACTTGTTTTTGTGATTTGCATGATAACATTGTTTTTGCTGCTATAGAAAAGGGTGCTCCAGATTTTGATGAACTTAACGAAGAAATGAAGTTCATATATGCTTACAAGGCATTCATTTTTGAATACTATAAACAGCGTACGGCAATAGATATTTACAAAGAATGTTTTAAGAAGAATCCAGTAGCATTTAGGGCTCCAATGATGGTAGGAATGTATAGAATGCTACAATTAAAAATGCGAGAGTTTGACCCAATCAAATCTCATTTTGATAAAGAAATAATGGCGGGGACTCACAATGGCGTAGCAACCTGTGTTATTAATATTCCAGAACAGATTAAGTTTGCAGACTATGCATATATTGCTCCAGACTATGATCTGAATGGAAAGAAAATCAGGCATACAGTAAAAGGTATAATGCATCGCCTTGCAATAACTGTGTTTCCAGAATCAACTCAGTCCTATATTATTTTAAGTTGCTTGCAAACAGAGAGACCTATATATCAAAGACTTTTTGATCAGCTTAATGCTGCATCAATAGACAAAATCAAATTTTATATTTCCATGGTTTTACCACTGTATTCAGAGAACATGGTGTTGAGTTCTAAACTATGGGACTCCTGGAGCGAGGAGGTTAAAATGGCTTATACCTTCTATGCAAATTTGACTGGACGTGATGCATTTGTATACGGAAAATGTATTGGTATGGGAATAAGAAATGCTGCAAAAAAAAGATCAGAGTTTGACTATAGTAAACGTGGGAAAATTGACCTGTTTTCATAGTAAGAACCCAGCTTGCGAAATCAGAGATACACCCTACTACCGCCTATCAGTAATAGGGTGTTTTATTATGCCTGAATTTCCGTTCCGTCCTTAAAAGTGAACCGTACATCGTCTTTATCATAAACAGTAGCGTAGTCCACAAGGCTGCACCACAGTTTTTCGTCAAATTCGGTAAGTAAGTTCTCTTGTTTGCGGAGGGTGTAGAGGAAGGCATTAATCGTACTGAGTCTTGTCTGCTTATCGGAGATTTCTTCGGTAACCGCAGTATGGCGAGCCTTGGCAAGGTCAAAGCGGTCAACCAGTCCGTTGTATCGCTTTTGGTATTCTCCTTGGTCAAGAGCGAAGTGTGCGTTCTCACCGATGGCTTGCTGTATCATCCCAGCCACAACCTCGAGTTCGTTTTGCAGTTGGGCTTGCTCTTTTTCCAGATCGGCAGTGTCAAAAACCGTAGATTTTATAAGTTCAAAGTTTCCGAGGATTTCTTCCCTTTCGCAGAGCAGCTTATTTACTGCTGATATGAAGAGCGTCTTGATTGTTTCTTCGTCAAGGTGCGGTGTCCGGCAGCGATTGTCATCTTCATATTTGTGGTTGCATTGGTAAATGGTGCGGCGGTATTTACTGGTGGAGTGCCATACTTTTGAGCCGTACCAAGACCCGCACTCGCTACATTTTATCCTGCTTGAAAATATGCTGACTCCGCTTCGGCGATTAGGACCTGGATTGCGGTTCTCCAGTTCTATCTGAACCATATCGAATACTGCTGGGTCGATGATTGCCTTGTGGTTGTTTTTTACATAGTATTGTGGAATCTCGCCTTCATTGAGTTTCTTTTTCTTGGTAAGAAAATCAACAGTATAGCTTTTTTGCAAAAGAGCATCACCTTTGTATTTTTCGTTCTGAAGCATTCCACGGACGGTTGTTGCACTCCATTTTGTCTTTTTAGCAGGGGTGAGGATACCATCAGCTGTAAGAGTCTTTGCAATCTTATAAGGCGAATACCCCTCAAGAAAGAGGGCAAAAATACGTCTGACAATCACAGCTTCGTTTTCGTTCAATACGAGGTTTCCATCCTTTCCACGGTCGTAACCGAGGAAACGCTTAAATGGAACACAAACCTTACCATCTGCAAATCTCTTTCTTTGACCCCATGTGACGTTTTCAGAAATACTGCGGCTCTCCTCTTGGGCAAGAGATGACATAATGGTAATAAGAAGTTCTCCTTTGGAATCTAAGGTCCATATGTTTTCTTTCTCAAAATAAATCTCAATTCCTTTTTCTTTTAGTTGACGCACTGTGGTAAGGCTGTCTACTGTATTACGGGCAAACCGACTGACCGACTTGGTAACAATAAGGTCAATCTTTCCATCCATGGCATCCGCAATCATACGCTTAAAACCTTCTCGGTTTTTGGTGTTGGTGGCGGATATCCCTTCATCGGTATATACTTCTACAAACTCCCAATCGTCACGGCTTTTAATGTAGTTGGTGTAATAATCGACCTGTGCTTCATAACTTGTAACCTGCTCCTCGCTGTCGGTAGAAACACGGGCATATCCAGATGTTCGGCGCTTCCTTTGCTCGTTTATCGGAGCAGCCGTGAAACGGCTAATTGTAGCAGGAATGGTTGTTACATTTCTATTTGTTTTCGCTCTGCTCATGCTTATCCCTCCATACCTGTGTCATTTTCTTGCTTTGGCGTTGCTTTCGTTCTTCTGACCACGCTGGCTGTTGGCGCTTAAACTGCCACTGCTGTGTAACTTCGTTGCCGTCCTTGAGATGGAAAATCAACTCCTCATTGGAAAGCACTGTAATTCGGTCAACCTTATCTGTGAATGCAGTTTCATCAAATTCATCGATGCCGAGAACGTCAGCAGAGATGCTTTTTAGAAGGTTCTCTTCTAAGCCACTGTGACCGCAATTGTTATGGGGTGGGCAGCGCCAGTGACGGGCTTTTTCTCCGCTCACACGAGTGCTGGTGTTCCTTCTTAAATTCTGACCGCATTTACTGCAGCCTATTTTGCTGGAAAAGCAGGTGATGGTTCCAGAACTTCGAGGATTCTTTTTCATATAGGCAGATTTTGCGGCACGGGCTTTAGGTGTCCAGCAATCAGTCCTCGCAGTAGATTTCCATTTCTGTGGAACTATCTGCCCATCACAGAAATGAAAGATAAGTTCATCCTTGCCATTTACCACGATTTTTTCAATTTGATTTAAGAACACATCCTCATCAAACTCATCTAAGCTAAGCACTTCGGCACTAACCTTTTGAAGCATTTTCTCAGGGACAACTTTAGAATCACATTCTCTTGAACTCTTACGGTCTTTAGTTTGGCAAATCCAGACATAGTAAACCGTGTTTGAATCCTTCTGTTGCCTTTTTCCGCTACGCCTGTAGCTCACACCACAATTGCCGCACTTAACCTTACTTGTAAAGCAGGTGGTGTTAATAGACTTGTTGGCAAAAACGCCGAACTCCCTGCGCCGTGCGATTTCGGCCTGCACCTTTTCATAAGTATCCAGGTCGATAATGGCTTCATGAGAATCTTCTACCCAATATTGGGGAAGTTCGCCTTCATTATTTTTAGACTTGTGTGTGATGTGGTCAGGGATAAAAACCTTCTGTAGAAGCATGTTGCCGGTGTACTTTTCATTGCGGAGGATAGCTCTGATCGAGGTATTGGAAAAATGACCACCTGTGTATGATTTGACGCCCATTTCCTCCAGTTGCACTTCTGTTTGCTCGGCTGACAGCCCTTTAAGGAAATTATTGAATATAAGCCTTACAGTTTTGGCTTCTTCAGGCTCAACAATGAAATGTTCGCCATCCCATCGGTAGCCATAAATATTAAAGGAATTCGGTCTCCCTTGTTGGAATTTTTTCTGTATAGCCCATTTCACATTTTCACTGGTGGAGCGGCTTTCTTCCTGGGCAAAGGACGCAAGCAGCGTTAACATTAGCTCGCCGTCCTCACTCAGGGAATTGATGCCTTCCTTTTCAAACCGGACTTCAATTCCAAGTTCTTTAAGGTGTCTGACCGTTTCAAGCAAATCAACAGTATTGCGGGCAAAGCGCGAGATGGATTTTGTAAGGATGATGTCAATTTTGCCTTGCTCACAATCCTCAAGCATTCTTCTAAACTCAGCACGATTATCAGTCGTGCCGGAAATTCCTTCGTCTGCATAAACTCCTGCGTATTGCCATTCACGATGCTTTTGAATATATGAACTGTAAAAGCTGATCTGTGCTGACAGTGAATGAAGGGTGCGGCCTTTTTCTTCTGAAACTCTCGCATAAGCTGCGACCTTTTTTTGCTCAGGCAGTTGTGGCAGCTTGGCTTCTAATTTGCTGACTTTTCGCAAATAATCACTTCCTTTCTGATACAATACATCACTCTAAAAGCCTATAAAGTCAAGGAAGTTTGGGCTAATAACGTGCCAAGTACGGGGCGATATTTCTCAAGCATTTTTGTGTCAATTATGGCGTATTCTTCGGCGGTGATGAGGCCTTTTGTTAGCATAGATTTTGCTATTGCCATCGTTGCCTGGTATAGCTTTTCAGCATTAAACATTTCTTCACTCATGGCACTCACCTCCAAAGCGATCAGCTATGTAACAGGAGTGGGAGCAATACTTTCTGTGGGAATTACCATAGGCTGTGAATGCTTTATCGCAATGAGGACAGTCGTAGAAATAGATAGCTTTTTTGTTTATCATCTCCGGGTGAGCGTTCCACCAGGTCTGCCTGCATTCGTTACTACAAAACAATAAGGTCTTTTGATTCGGTTTTTGTAACAGTTCTTTGCCGCATTGCTTACAGTAGGTCTTTCCATCGCCAGAAGAGGAGGGGTTGCCTGCCATCACACCAGCAAGGTTGTTCTTTCTGCAATAGGATTTGACCGTATTAACGGAAAGGCTAAGTGCCTGGGCAATTTTTTTATAGCCGTATCCGGCAAGACGCAGTTCCTTTATCTGCGTTCTTTGTGTATCTGTCATTTCGGCTCCTCCAATCCGAAGGAAATCCGCCCTTGGAAAATAAGGCCATTGTAAGTTTCCTTCTACTTAAAGCCGAAAAACTTAACCCCCTAAATAAAAGATAGCCCACTGAGCAGAGAATCCAGCTCGGTGGGCGTGATAGTTTTCGTAAGGCTTTTATTCTATTTTAATGAAGGCATCCTTGAAGCCCGCCGCCTTTACTCTTTTGAGCATGGCATCTGCGTTCGCTTTTACCAAATATGCGCCGACTTGGACGCGATACAGCTTATTTGGTTCGGTAGGGACAGGTGCTGAGGGTTTTGGCATTTCGCTTTCCGTGAGCAACCTATTGACCTCGGCTCGAAGAGCATCCATCGATTTGCCGTGTTTAGGAAACCAGTGCATCACATCTGCATGATTGCTGGCAATGCCCAGCTTGTAACCCTCACTGTGGCAAATGATGTTCTTTTCGGTTAAGCCATAGAGTTTACAAAGATATACACAAAGTTCAACGGCCTCCCGGTACACCTTGTTAAAATAGGTGATATCCGAAAGACCGTCCTCGCAAATTTCAAAGCCTATATGGGTATCGTTGGCCGAGCCTTTCGAGCCGGAACCGCCATGCCATCCACGATGATTCCACGGCAGCGTCTGGTAGGTGGCAATCGAGCCGTCAGCCAGTTTGCCGATGAAGGCGTGGACGCAAACTTGTCTACCGCCCGGCTTATCCTGGTTCCAATGGTTGTTATACTGGTTTTTGCCCAGCAAACCATCGTCAGGACCCACGTAGCGTTTGAGGTTTGGATTGTTCGCTCCGGTGGAATGCACCATGATTCCTTTTGGAGTAATGGTTCTGCCTGCCTTGTAGCAAGCATTATTCGTTAATATTAACTTACGTAAATTCATTAAAATCACCTCGCAATTAAAGCGTTGTATCTGTCGTAAGAGCGGTAGGATATAGAGGATAGGTAAACTTCAAGTCGCAGTAAGCAGTTGATGATGTACCGTCACTTCCCATACAGACATAAAGTCCATAACCTGCGGGTATCCTTGCCTGACGCATTTGAATGTGAATGTGCAGAGATTCAGCAGAGGTATTTGACCCTACGGGTGTACTCCGTGAGATTCTGGTGAAAGTCTCTTCGTCGTTCGAAATATAGAAGTCCAGTTCTTTCTCGCTTGTATCTGATTGGCGGCAAAGGGTTATCAAATGGCAGTCATAAGTTGCAGGATAAAGTAATCCGCCCTGACCTCCAATGACTACGCTGTTAATGGGCAATACCGTATGCAGTGGGCCACGAACGCTGTTGGCACCACCAGAACCCGAAACATTACCCGCTAAGATATATCTCAGGTAGCTTATCCTGGTAAATGGATTGATAGCTGCTGTTGCGGTGGATGTCAGATTTATTGCGGATGTTACATTTTCCACTCTTTCCAATATGAACAGGCTTTCACCCGGAGCTACGGTAGCGTCTCCGATGGAAAACCTTTGATTTGTCCAATATGCTGTGCAAGTCGGATTCGGATCTGTACCTACCCCATAGGCAATGTTCGTTTCATCTTCGATGCCCCTTATGGCTTTGGCAAAGGTCTTGACTGTATTGCGGAGGGTGTCTTGGATTAGCAGCTGCACATTGCTTGCGGCAGGGCTGCCTAAAACCGTAACAAAGGTATATGTTACCGTGCCGATTACTACGTTGTTGCCATTCGCTATGCCACTAAATGTGATGGACGCTCTTCGGCTGGTCATATCCGGTGCAGAGGCGGTTTCTATCGGATGCAAATGGTTGAGAAGAATTCCTGTCCTCATATACAGCGTGTCACGCGTATCATCGAGTAAACTGTGCGTGGTATTCAGCAGTGCATAATTGTCATTTAACAGGTTATAAGTGAGATTTAGCATATTGTTTATTTCTTCAATATCCAGTTCAGCCAAGGCAGAAAGAACCTGATTGAGCCATTCCTGAGCGGGCGGCTCTGGTGGCTCGGCTATACCGTCTGCAAGAGCCTCCTCGACGATGGATAAGATCCGAACGCTTTTTCCGACTACATCACCATACGTAACCCTTATCTCCAACTGACCCAA